CCGGCCGTCATTGATCTTCCGCAGGTCCTCGTTTATGTTATTGCCCGCCCCGGCCTCGCCGGTATCGGGCAATACGAATCCCATGTCCGTGGTAATTAGCGACATATCGTGCCCCCCTGTGAGGCCGTCAGATCGATTCTAAGGCCCTGTTTTTTCGGCCGCCCTTTGGTCCGCGTTTCATCCGAAGCGGATTTCTGGGTCAAATAAGCCCCGCTGCTGGTCATTCTGGCGCTCATACGATAAGCTCCACCGGTATTTTAATGATGTCCTGCACGCCGCCCCGGGGATTCAGCGGTTGAACCCCCAAATAAAACGATGTCGTAAATACCCCGAAGTCGGCCGTGTTCTGGGCTTTCGAATACTGGTAATTGGTTATGATGCTGCCAAGCACGTGCGTGGCTATGCGGTTGCCGCTGTCGTCGTAAACCAGCACGTTGTATCCCGAGAGGTCCCCGCGTATAAAATCGTTGTACGGCCATTCGCCCCATGCGGCCCGGCCCCAGCCGCCGCCCCGGTAGGTCTCCTGCCAGCGGATGTCCGGCGTATTGCCGTTGTACGTGCTCAGCCCGTACCTGTGAATGCCGTCCTCATATAAAGTCAGGCTGCCCACGTGCGTCGCCTTTTTGGTCTCGCCAAGTATCGTGTATTCGTAGGCCGTGGCCTCGGCCAGCGACTGCTCTTTGGTTCGGGTGATCGCGCACGCCTTGATATAAACTTTCTTGCCTACCTGGGGTTCCTGAAATTTATATATGAAAAACCGGTCTTTCCCCACCTGCAGCAATGTCTCGTCCGTCGTGTGTGCCTTGCATTTCGTGTGATAAAGCCCGCGATATACGTCCTTCAATGTCACGATGTCGTCCGTTGTACTGCTTTCCCTGAAGGAAATGAATTCCATGTTTGCCAGTTCCGCGTCATTATATTGCAGGCCGCCCACGAGGCAAAAGGTCAGGTCATTCTGCTGCTCTTCCACCGTGTAGCTGCTGAACGCATCCGGGTATTCCCCGACGTCGATTTTTACCTTCTGCGCGTCGGCGGCAATAGCGACCTCGACTTCCCCCGCGTAGGCCGCCCGGCGCAGGATCCCCACCTCGTGATAGATCAGGTCATTCTCTGCGATATAAATCTTGGCGCCGATTACGTCGCTGCTGTGATTTATAAAAACGATTCCCGCTTTGTATTCGTCGTTCGTCCACAGGCTCGGCATCTCAAAAACTACGGGCGTCACGTCCTCGGGCATGCCCGTGGCTGTCGATATCGCTTCGGTCTGCTGCACGCTGTAGTCCGTGAAGGAATTCAGGTACGGCTCTTCCAGCCTGGCCACAATTCCTATGGCTCCGCCGATCGATATCGTCGGGTCCTTGATATCCATTATCCGGACTTTCTGGCTGTCCAGATTCATGCTCGGAATGTCCAGCGTTATCACGTCGCCCGGGTCGAGCGTCAGGTGATCGGGTGTCAAATCGAATTCGAATATCTGCGTATCGTATTGTGCCCACTTCAGCAGCCGCCAGCCGAGCTTTCCCGCCAGCGCCGAGTTTGTCACCCATTTCATGTTCACCCGCTGGATGACAACTTCGTCCTGCTCTTCCTGGGCGAGAAAGTGGTCGATCGAGAACGTCGCCGGGTCCTTGTAGTTTGCCAGCCGGTCGATATAATCCACTTGAATTCTGTTTGCTATAATGCGCGGGTCTTTCATCGTGACGTCCACGCGGCCGCCGTCGGATTGCGCCAGATCCTTGAGCTGGATTGTCGCCTGGCTTGTGTCCGAATCCCGATAGGGTTTGAACGTGGTCTTGCCCTGGTTGTTTGTAAAGATCGCGGCCTGCAGGTAGATCATCATGTTATTGAGGATGTCCCGGGCCTCGTTCTTTTGATTGATTACAAAACTCAATCCGATTCCGTTTGTCTGGCAATAGTCGTCCAGATCCTGCAGTCCAGTCAGGTCCAGCTCGCTCGGGTCCTGATCTATTTCGTTAACGCACAGATCGTATATAATCTGGGCGGGCTGGGCGTCCATAATTACGTGCTGGACCGCCCGGTGATAGTTCGATCGGTTATATCCGATCACGCACGTGCCGTCCTTGCATGCCTTGATGTTCGCCTCGCCCAGTGTCCCGCTGTAGCTGCCGTCCGTCCACCACGTGCTGATATCGGTCTCGCGCCTAAACTCTAGGCTGTGCCCGTGATCGCGGTTAAATCCATAAACCCGAATATACGAACTGCTTCCGCTTGTCCGGACCATCGCCAGCTCATCGCTGCCCATCAGGTGGGTTACCGATCGGGCGTCCACGGACGCAGTGAACGACATGGTATCGATAAGCGAAAAGTCGGCAACCGCTAGGCTGTGCAATTGCTGGGCTATCTGCTCGCTCACGAATGCGAAGTCGTCCGTGACGGTCATGCCGCCGCCGGCCGTTATCCCCAAACCTGCTAAGTCGAATTCCGTGGGTGTCGACGTCAGGTCGCCCCATGCGAAGCGCAGCACCTTGCAAATCGTATTGTAATTGCTGTATAAAACGTAGGTGTACGATCCGTTGTGGCAGATCGCGCCCCGGGTCAAACTTGCCACTCCGGTAACGATCTGCGTTTGTGTCACGCCCGGGGTGTTCCGGGTCTCGCCCTCCCAGTCTGTATATTCCAGCGTCACGGTATTCGCTTTGTAATTTCTATTCAGCTGGACCGATGTCACGAACACGTTGTTTGTCTGGTAATGCAAAATATAAAGCGTGCGGGTGTTCCCGGTCTCAATTATGTCGATGTCAAACATTCCCTGAGATAGCGGGCTGGTTTCCAGGTTCAGGTCCGAGACGTCCAGCTGCTTTTTCAGCGTGGTCATCGTCTTGTCGTATATTTTAATCGAGGAGCTGGTCAGTGTGTCCCGGCCGACCATAACTACGTCACCGTCGGCTGTTTTTACGCTGAACCCGTACGCCCCGGTCGAGCTGTTTCCCACGCCCGCCACGTAATTAAAAACGTGTGCCATGTCTCCGGCGTCGCTGTTGTACGGATACCTGTGGAGCTCGCTCTGGATAAGCGGGGCGTCTGCCCGGCCGGATCCCAAATGCAGGTCATTAAAAAGCAGGTGCGCCAATGTCCTGTAGTTTACGGGATTCGTTACCTGATCGGTCATGATCGGACTGGCTATCTGATCGCTGGCCCCGTCGTAGAACGTGACGGCCGTCCCGCCCTCGAAAAAGTAAAAATCGCTGTTTGTCCACATGCGCGACATCGCCACGTACGGTCCCCGGCACAGTCCGAGCGCTCCGTCCATGTAATAGTCATAATCTACTACCGTTTTCTTGCTGCCGATGCTGCCCTTGCCGCCCCCGCTGTCCGCGTATATCGGGTCCTCGGTCAACGCGCCCTTCCAGAAGTAATTTCCAGCGACCTTGACCGTGCCGTAAATTACCGGAATCGGGATTCCCGTCTGAGCTGTGTTCATATTATAGGCCGTGAGCGCGTCCGGCTCCGGCAGGTCATACGGAAAAAGCCATGCGCCTAATGCTCCGCCGACCACGCCGCCTATGGGCCCGCCGACTTTATAGCCGCCGAGCGTCAGGCCGGTTCTTGCGATTGACTTTGAAGTATTATCGCCCATTTTCGCTCGCCGGGGAAATTGCCGCCATTTCTCTCACTCGATAGGCGCACACTATTTTTGTCCACAGCGATCGGATGGGATGTCTGCGGACTCGGTCGCCGCATACGGCGTGGATTATAATATCGCCTTCCATCAGGATCCCCATGTGGCAGGGTGTCCCGTTCTGGTCCTTCATTAGAATCACGTCATTGACTTGTCGCTGCTCGATCGGATATCTGTCCGCCCACTTTTCTATCTCGCGGCTGAATACTTCTTTGTCCAGCTGCTCGCTGTTTGCCAGATTCCAGTCGCGGCTCAGCTGGAACGGCGGCCGGTATCCCGGCGGCAGCGCCCCGAATTCCTTGGCGCATTCTGTGACCATGCGCTCGCAATCGATTCCCTTGCCTTTGACGGCACAGGCCCAGCGGTACGGGGTGTTGAGCCATTCCATTGCAATCTCGCTCATTGATCTCATGTCGCGTCCTCCCTGACTGGAATGTGCGGGAAGCCAAAGAAGTTTGCCTGATTACTGAATCGATCGCGGCAGATATCATATTGCCGCTGGCATTGTGGGTATAGCGTGTAGCCGTCGCCATCGGCCGGCGCTCCATCCAGCGCCTTTAATATCGTAAACTGGCCGGTTATGCTCGAGACGATCATCCGGGTCGATCCGTCTTGGTCCCCGCCCGTTACCTCCAGATATCCAAACTGGTAGTAATCATCGGCCTCGGTCCTGGCCGCGTCCTGCAGGACCTCGGTCGTGCAGCCGGCGTCGAATGAGCCCGTCACTGAATGATCGACCTTGCTCAGTCCGCACCATTTGTTGTAAATCCGGAACTGGCAGCTTTCCTCGTAGTCGTATTTCGGGGCCTTGCGTCCGTAGATATTCAGGTCTGATTTAAATACGATTCTCACGGTCGTAAAATTGAATTTAACATCAGCGACTTTGCCTTTGAATACCGATCTCCATTTTGTCGGGTCATCGCGGTTCACCCAGTAAACCTGCAGCACTCCGTTTTTCAGATATCCTTTTCGCAAATCCGCGGGCGTTACATAGTCTGCATGCCTGGGCAGAATCACTTCCTTGCTCATTGCCTGCAGGCTGGTTAGTCGCGGTACCGGCTGGCTGCG